CCACCTGCAGATAATAATGGAGCACAAGCTCCAAGTACTGGTACACAAAATCCAGATGCTGGTACACAAAATCCAACTGCTCCAGAAGGAGATGGAAATGGGGATAACGGTACACAAACAGCGGATCAAAATGCTGCAGCTGATGCACAAGCACAGATGCAAGCTCAGTTAGAGCAACAACGTGCGAATCAAGCATTTGCACAGATGCGTGCTGAGAATAATAAATATAAAAAATTTATGCAAACTTTAATGCGTGGTTCTAATTTCAATGGAGATGAGGAAACTTTCATACAAGCTTTAGAAAACGAAGCTTATAAGAAACAAGCTCAACTTCAAGGAATGGCTGCTAATCCAGAACTTCTTCGTAAGATGGATCAGCAAGAAGAACAGATTAAAGAATTGACCAAGAGTCAAAGAGACCAAACATTAATGTTAGGGCTTAAGACTCTACAACAAACGAACAACTTGTCGGGGAAGGAAGTTGAAGCGTTTGTACAAAAAGCAATCGAAAATCGTATTGATTTGTTAGCACCTGGTGTTAACTTCGACACCTTATATAAAGGAATGTTCTTTGATGACATTATCACAAAGAGAATCGAAGATGAACGTCAGAAGTGGATAGCACAATCTAATAAAGCGAATTCGGCTGCTACTCCTGATAACAAGTCAGGTAAGAAAGATCCAGCCCCAACAGATGTTAAGACAATGGCAGAGTTCAATAGCCTATTACAAACTGTTTCCAAAGAAATTAAATAGAACTGACATGGAAATAATTAATAGGAGGTAGATATTTATGTTAAATGCTTTAAATCCAGTAGCTGATATAAACAGTTACATTGAATACTTTACTAATCACGGTTATGCGATTAGACCAGAATTATTCTATGATAAGCAATTATTAGATACTATCCGTTTAGATGAAAAACAATTTATTTTCTACAGATTAGCAAATACTACACCAATTCAAAATGGTGCTGCTAAACTACAAATTCGTAGATGGGCACCATTACAAGCTCACACCGTACCACTAGATGAAGGAGTTCCACCATTTAGTGATAAAGGTTCTATGGAAAAGTATGAAATCAATACTTTCTCATATGGACGTTATATGGAATTCACTGATCGTGTTAACTTTGAAGTTATAGATCCAGTTATTGCACACTATACAAAAGAGTATGCAATCGTTGCTATGGAAACTCTAGACTTGTTAGCACGTGATGCTTTAGTAACAGTTGCTTCTGCATTCTATGCTGGACAAGTTGCTAGCTTCCAAGATCTAACTTTAGACTGCAAACCTAGTCTAGAAGATCTAAGAGTTATTGCATTGTCTATGAAGAAACAATTAGTTAAACCTCGTAATGGAAATAGATACCATGTAATTGGTACACCTGATTTCTATTTCGATATGATTGAAGATCCACTTGTACAAAAGTACATGACTATCAATCAAACTACTAAAGGTTTCTATGATGATATGGGACCTATTCCTCCTATGTTTGGTTTAGAGTTCTATGAAACTATGCATGTAGATAACTCTGGAGAATTCCACGCAATCATTAATGGTACTGAAGATGACTACTTAATGGTAGCTCGTTCTGATGGAAATGGTGGTTTCGAATATGCTTATGCTGATGCAACTACTTATAAAGTTGCTAAAACAGATGCACAAGGAAATCCAGATAATTATGTATATGATTCAAGAACTGGTCAAAAAGCTTCTTATATTCCTAACTTAAAAGTATGGGATTTAGATGCTTATAATACAGCAGAACAAGGTAGCGGTGAACCTTGGACTGAACTTAAAGTTGATCGTATCTTTGTACTAGGAGCAGATTGCTTAACTAGAACTGAGATTGCTGGTCACGGAAATGCTAAGATGTATGTTAAAGCGTTAGGATCTGCTGGTGTATTAGACCCTATCGATCAAAGACAATCTATCGGATTTAAAATTGACAGTGTTGGATTCGGTTCTACTAGAACTGAAGCAGTTGCTCTATACTACTGCGTACCAACACAACTAAACGCAGATTTTAATTAATCTGTATAAAGGAGGAAACAAATAATGGCTAGTAAAAAGGAAACCATTGATGACTTTTTAAATGAAGTTGTTGAAGAACAAGCTGCTGCTCCTAAGAAAACTACAGCACCTGTTGTAGAAAATAGATCAACAGAAGCTGTTCATGAACATAATTTCAATCGTACTGAAGCAAAACGTAAAGGTTTAGTTTCTAAGTACCGTGCTGAAAGAAAAGTCGCTATTAGTATATCGCCATTCTATGCACCTTATTTAGGTTCTGTTGTAAGACAGATCGTTAATGGAATTGTTGTTGATATACCATGCAATGGTCAAACTTATTATGTTAACGAGACTCATGCTTCTCATATAATCACTAAGATTAAAAGAGTTGATGCTATGATATCTCGTCAGAACAAAGCTGGAGATGTCAAAAATAATTTTGAATATTCTCCTGGTCAATTACACATATAGAAACAAAGGCAGGAGACTCCACTCACGCCTTTGTTTTATTTTATAAGGAGGTAAATATGCTATTAAAGAAATTAGTAGATACTATAAACCGTACTTACGTTGCTTCAGATTACTTGAGACAACCAGACATTTACTACTTTATGGATCGAGTTATAGATGATATAAACGAACACCTAAACGCATGTTATCCAACCTTCTCAGAATGGGAACATTATGTAAATGAGTACAACAGACGCTGGGGATTTTTACCAGAACCACCTGTTCCACCAGAAGGAGTGCCTACTCCTCCAGAAGGAGTACCAACTCCACCACCAGGACCAAGACCTCCTGTTGAACCAGAAGGTTACTGTCCTCCTGCACAACCTCATTTACCAGGTGAACCAGGTCTACCTAGACCTAGACCTTTACCACCTAAAGGTCCATGTCCATATCACTTCCCACCAAGACGTCCTAAAGATAGAACGAACTATGATGTTATCCCAGATAAATATCTTCGTAGTGTTGTAGCTTTAGGTACTGCTTTGTATTATTACACAGCAGATGAGGAAGGTGAACAGATTGCTATGGATTATCAACGTAGATATGAACAGCAATTATTCTACATGGTTAGAGATTTCCATGCTTTAGTACCACCTGAATTCCAAAACAATACAGGAGGCTACATAGATTTCTCATACAATCGTGAGCTTGGTCCTTATAATTTACATCCGAGAGGAGTGGTAACACGTGGCTACAACTCAAGAATTTTATAGATTACGTGGACGTAATGTACGTTTTTCCACAATGTTACAAAGTATGGCACATGGAATGTATCTGACTGATCAGAACATTCCTGAAGGCTATGCAAAAGTTATGGTCAATTATGATATAGATGATACAGGTTCTTGTATTAGAACACGTAAAGGTAGGTTACTACATGTAACAATACCTTATCAAGGTTACCATAAATTAGGTAAGATGCATTTAACAGACTACCTTTATACTTATGACAATACATTATCTGAGATAGAAGATATTAAAGACGTTTTATTAAGCTTTGGTAAATATGGGACTATTGATGACTTTTTATATGGACATGATATTCCTATAGAAAGTGGTTTCGCATTTCCTATGTTTGCTTCTAATTTGAAGTTAGTTAAAGATACTAATATTTATAATGAAGGAGGAGACATAGTTGTACCTGGTACTAAAACAACAACTAATGTAAACAACTCTTGGGGTTTGTATTGTGATCGAGGTTCTGAAGAATTTGCTAAAATAGACGTACAAGATTTAGGATATGTATCTGCAAGAACAGTTCGAAATGCTTATGCGTTTGATAAAAAACTTGTTAATGATTTAGGATTTCCTATCTTTGCTATAATGTCTAATGAAATATATTGTTTCTCAGCTCCTAAAATTGAAGGTACTTGGTATACAGGTAATGAAGATAGAAGTGGTTGGGATAACTTTGGTAAACCCGATTTAACTAAATTAATAATACAAAGTACGAATAGTGGTTATAAATTAGTTAGACAAGTTATTGAACCTAAAGCATTGAATCCAACTGAAGCTGCTGCTACAGGATATAATATTCTTTCACATGCACCTTATGTATTTCAAGATGTTGCAGGTGGTGCACCAAGAATCTTGAGTATTATACCTTATAAAGATTCTAATTCTGATCTTCCTGAATTTAGTTTAAATGTAGGTACGCAGTATTGGTTAAGAATTTATTATCAATACGCAGCTGAAGGACAAACTTATGAATATAAAGTTGAAACATTAGATGCTGCTAAAACTGATGATTCATATGAAGAAGTTGTAGGATGGACAACATATACTGTTGGTGAAGAACATCCATTATGGATTCCATTCATTCCAAAATATGCACAAACTTTAGTACGTGTAACAATAAGATTACAAGATCATTCTGAATCAGAAAGTAAATTACCACGTTTATTAGATTGTACTTCTACTAAATATGCTGGATTACAAAACAAAATATTTGATTTAAGTAC